ACAAAGCCAGGAGGTGTAGTGGTATGGGTTGTTGGTGATGCAACTATTAATGGAAGCGAAACGGGTACATCGTTCCGACAAGCCTTGTATTTTAAAGAGATTGGTTTTAATCTGCATGACACTATGATATATCAAAAAAGCAATCCGATGCCAATTCAACACAATCGGTATCAGCCATGTTTTGAATATATGTTTGTTTTGAGCAAGGGAAAGCCAAAAACATTTAATCCAATTATGGAAAATACGGTAAACCCAGGTGGAAAGATAACAACTACACAAAGAGAAAAAGACGGAAGCAAAAACCGTGGAACTGGTTATGGAAACAAGAGAAAACCTTTCAGATACAGACATAACATTTGGAAATATAATGTTGGGGACAATCAAACAACCAAAGATAGCGTAGCGTTTGAGCATCCAGCTATTTTTCCCGAACAACTAGCCGCTGACCATATCATATCATGGAGTAACCCTGGTGATATTGTGCTTGACCCATTTCTTGGTAGTGGAACTACAGCGAAAATAGCTCTATTAAACAATAGAAATTTTATTGGTTTTGAGATTTCGGAAGAATACTGCGAAATTGCAGAACAGCGTATTTCTCAAATAAAACCTCAACGCATAGAAAGAATAGGTTAACAAGTTGTTTCTTGGTACTCACAAAGATAATGTTAAAGACAAAGTAATAAAAGGTCGCCAGGCTAAGGGCGAGAAGAATAGTCAGGCTAAATTGACTGAGGAAGAGGTTTGTCGCATCCGCTATCTTTACGATAATAAACTAGCAAACCAAGTGCAGATTGCCGAAATGTTTGGGATGTCGCAAATGCTATTGGCTGGGCCGGTGTCCGGAGGCTAAGTCCTGCTGGGAGTACAAATAGACAGAAAAGAGGGTGGTGGGGTTTGAAGCAGAGGAATGCGAGTAGGCAGTACAGGAATGCGGTGTTAAACCTGTTAGAACAGGAGGTCCGGCAGTATCCGGAAACTGTTCGGGAGGTTGAGGAAATGCGTAAGGACATCATTCTCCAGGCATCAGGTCCGCCGCTGGACGGGATGCCCCGGAACGGAAAGAAAGTGTCCGATACCACGCTGCAAAAAGTTGTACAGCTTTACAACAGTGCGGAGATACGGGAGATGGGCAGGCGGGTGAGGGCTATTGAACAAGCCCGGGATGAGTTTTGCGCGAAGGATCCGTTGATCCGACGCAGGTTTATAGAATTGAAGTTCTGGGATAGAAGGCTTACGAACGAAGGGATAGCACAGGAATTGAAGCTGAGTGAAAGCACGGTGCGGCAATGGCGCAGGAAGTTTTTGACGCAGGTGGGGGTAAACCTAGGGTGGAGGATGTCATAGACCCCCCGGCTTTAGCCGTGGGGTCTATGACTATGGGCGGGAGGGTGTTTCGTGGTTCTTGATGTACTCTAAAATAGCGGTCTCCACTACGAATGCCTTTGTGATTTTCGGATTGTCCCTTTTCTTCTCAAGGAGAAACTCCCGGAGAAGCTCCTCTGTAGTGTGATCTATATACGTGCTGATTTGGATTTTCATATTTAATTACCTCTACCTCCTAGTTTTGTTCTGCCGGGATAGGCTCCCGGCGGGCCTATACGTGCCTCCTCCCCATCATTACCAAGTTTCCTCTGACCTATAAATCACTTCTAAAGTCTCCCAGTTGATTATTCTTTCATCTTTGCCCATGATAGCCTTCAAGGACTCCAGGTTCTCGCTCATCGCCACCTGCTTCCAGGTGAAGCTGATATCACCATAGGTGCAGGTGTTTCCTATAGCCCTGATCGGTTTAGGTTCCTTTCTTTCCAACATATACATTGATAGTACCCCTTTTCCATGCTCTTCCACTTTTATTTTGCCGGGATAGGCTCCCGGCGGGCCGTATCAGTTTTTCGCTCCGGCCTTGTGACCGGTACCTCGTGGGAGGATTACGGGGGGTATAAAGCCCCGTCACTCTTCATTTGCTGCCTTAAAACTCACGTGTGAAAGCTGGTCTTGTAGCCTGTACGGTGCGACCACTCCCACAACCTCGTTGTTATAAGTGAACCACAGCTGAGTCATCCTGTCGTTAGTGTAAAATCCATGAACCTCCGGATTGTCGAAGAGATCAAAATATACGCAATCGATGGTAAGCTCCTTTCCCGTTTTTGGGTCATAGAAGATGCGCAAGCGGCGCTTTGGGTCAAGAACCAGCTCTAGGTGACTGTCAATTACTTCAATGGGTTTATCGGGTAGGTCTATTAACCGCTGAAATTGTTCGGCAGTATACCTGCATTCGGGAGTTAGCGTGCCAAAAACTTCCAAAATGGTCGGGCGCATATGTGGCTCATCTAATAGTATAACGCGCCCATCAGTGATATAACCGTGACCGTAAACAAGTAAGTGTTGTTTGTAGGCCTTTTTAATCCAAGACTTCACCTTCGTTTTGTTATACACGGACTTCATGATATAACCTCCTTATTTTTTCATTTGGCCGGGATTGACCGCTCCCGGCGGGCCGTAGGTTGTTCTTATTGCCTGTTTGCTCTTTCTTCCAGCCATTCTTCATATTGCTCTATTACTTCTTTCATCCAGTCAATTACGTCTTGTAGTGTGGAACCTTCTTCGAACTCCAGAATCTCTATTAATTCCGTTAATTGCTCCTTAGAAACCTCGTTTTCTTGCAGCGTTTTTACAAGGGCTTTTGCGTCTTTCAAGCCAACATACTGAATCCAGCTTTTTCCCTGAGCCCCTCCCCAGCGGTCTGCCTCGTCCAGCAGATTAATCGCTCTTTGTAAATCCATTTCTCCTTCGGCCTCCTTTTCCGGCAGTAGGATGCCAGCCTGATTTTTGTTCTGGCCCCCGGATGTAAGGCCGCCGGGGAACGGCCTGGTAGTTAAAAATACTCTACTTCAATTTCGTCCCGTTCGCCCGGATTTTCCAGGGCTTCCAGGACTTGACTTTCTGGCACAAGGATCGGGTCTGCTTCGAGGCCTCCCTTTTTTCCCTTGCCATTTTTTTACTCCTTGCTGCCGGGATAAGGCTCCCGGCCGGCCTTGTAATTTATACCGTCAATATCTAAATCTTCTCGCTCAGCTCTTCCAGAACAAAGTCCCAGCCCCGCAGTTCTAAATCCCTATAAAAATCTTCCGGGAACTTGTCCGGTTGATATGTCGCGTACATGCATAGTTCCGGTTCTGCGTGTTCTATTTTCACTTCGACACATTCACCTAGCACGATATTATTATCATGTTTGATAATTCTTACACTGAAGTTCCCCTCTTGGAGGGAATCTTCAAATTCAGTTTCCAGCAATACCTTGGATTTGTTAATATTTGTCATTTCCTTCTCCTTTCCCCCCCAGCCTCCCGAAGTGAGGTCTTACGGGGCTGCCCGGCTTCCCCCGCCGGGCTTGTCCTTGAACATAGTATACACGCTAGCATGCATGCTGTCAAGCCCTTTTGAGAAGATTTATTTTTTTTTAGGAGGGGCAAAAATTGTCAAAAACGTAGCTATGACGGGCTTCCCAGGGTGTTATAGTATAGTATGAGATAGAGGCCTATATTAAGGGGAGCCGGCAGGAGTAGGTAAGCTGATGAAAACGAGCAGTAATGTCATCCAGCTGCACAGATGGGAAGTTTATGAATTCCCCTGGGGCACAGCAGTCCGGGAGCAAAGGACCGGCAAATGGACAAACATTTTTCTCAAACCTGACGGGCAAGAGATTGATATAAGTTTATTAAACATTGAGCCACATGAGAATGGAATTGAGTTTTTGGGTTACTAACGCCAGGCCGGATAGGACCATAAGGGTTCGTTGCTGGTAATAACGTACTTTGTGTTACAGACCAAGAATGGCGGTTTCTAGGAGGGTGGTGAGCATTTGGAAAAGAATACCATCGCGAAGAAACTGGCTACGCAAGCTACACAGGCAAAAAAGCGGGCGTTTTTAGACGCATATGCGGAAACGGGAACGATAAAGCGAGCAGCGGAGATCGCCGGCATTGAGCGCAAATCTCATTATCTTTGGCTAGAAAAGGATCCTGAATATGTTGAGGCCTTTCAGTCCGCCCGCGAACAGGCAGGCGACCTGTTAGAACAGGAGGCCAGGCGCAGGGCTATCGAGGGGGTCACTGAACCGGTCTGGTATAGAGGCCAAAAGGTAGGCGAGATACAAAAATATAGTGATACACTGCTGATTTTTCTGCTCAAAGGCGCGAAACCAGAAAAGTATGCCGAAAAACGTTTTTATGTTGAGCAGACCGGCCCGGGTGGCGGACCTATACAGATCGATGCGTCACTGTCCCGGGTGCACGCCCTGACTGAGGATGAGCGCAAAAAGGCGCTAGATGAGTTGCGCCGGCTGGATGCTGAGGCGCAAAAGGGCTGAGGTACCCGGTTTTTGCGCGCTAAGACCAGGGCACTCCTGCATACCTCCTACACCGTGGAAGAGATTTACCCGGCTGTTGCAGTGGAACCCCGATGGATTCTGGGGATAAGACACGGAAAAGGAGCCCACGCAAAGTTGGCCATGCAAAGATACATACATATTATATATGGTATCTTTGCATGATTCCCGCCGGAAAAGTCACTCTCAGCCCTACAGCCGCAAGGGATTGCGGGTTTACTATGGATTGTCATTTGAGGGTCAAAAACCCCCCTTTTTTTACTCTCAAATGACAATCCCAGGATTTTACAGGGGGGAAATAATTGGTGATAAAAAGGACGCTGTATATCGAGGGTGATACGGTCAGGCAGGTGCAGGAGCGTGAGTATCCGGCAGTATTCGACGAGGGTAAAGGCTATCTTTTTTGGGCGCGGAAGAGCTTCTCGAAGTCCTTCCATGACGTTGATTTCCCGCCGGAAATGACGGACCTGGAAATCGGGCGCATGGCTCGCCTGGCAAAGAAAATCTGGTCCAACACGAACATGTTGGGATACCGTGGCAATGGCGGAGTGAGGCCCTATACAATAGAAATGATCGCGGACATCCTGCGGATGAGCACTAGGCAGACATACCGGTTTGTGGAGAAGATGATCCGCCTGGGTATCCTGGCGCGGGTAACAGTTGAAACCAGAGGCACGGTGGAAAACAGCTTATACGTGAATCCGATATATTTTTGCAGCACGAACAGGATACCACTGAACCTGTACTTGATTTTTCAGAAGCACTTCGACGAGGTCATGCCGGCCTGGGTAGTGGAGAGGTACCGTGAACAGCATGGGAAGAAAACCAACTGAATACACTGACACCGAAAACCTATACCTGCGCATTGTGGCGGAGCTGGATACCTGCGCCGCAGACTGCGCATCATTTATACAGCGCTGGGTACGCATCGAAAACAAGGACGAGGCGGGGACAGAGGCTGGCGTAGCTATTCGTTTTAACCTTTGGCCGCTACAGCTTCAGGCGCTGGACTCTATCCTTGCAAACCGGCTCAACATACTCCTGAAAGCACGTCAGTTGGGCGTCACCTGGCTTGTGCTGGCCTACGCTGTATGGCGGATGGTATTTACCTCGGGGTATACAGTGATAGCGTTGTCCAAGACTGAGGATGATGCTAAGGAGCTGGTGCGCCGTGTTGAGTTTATCCTGCGCCATCTTCCCCCTTGGATGGTACAGGAGCGTGTAAGTGCCAAAAAGAGGCGGTTACAGCAGTTTATCGGGCCAACATGGGAATCAACTACGCAGATAGTTACTATCCATCACCCGGGGCATGAGGCGGCTACGATTAAGAGCATGACGTCAGCGCCGGGATCGGGCCGTTCATTGACGGCTAACCTGCTCATACTGGATGAATGGGCCTTCCAGCAATGGGCGGATGAGATTTGGAGCAGTACATATCCCACGGTTAACCGTCCGACCGGTGGCCAGGTGATAGGGCTGTCCACAAACAAACGTGGCAGCCTGTTCGAGTCCATTTGGAAGGCCTCCGTCAAGGGGCTAAACTCATTTTCCAGGGTGTTTTTGCCTTGGTGGACGGATCCACGCAGGACAAAGGAGTGGTATGAGCAAACCAAGAGGGACCTGCCCAACTCGTACCTCCAGGAGTACCCGGCCACGCCGGAGGAGGCCCTCTCGGCCGGTGAGGGTACTGCATTCCCGGAGTTTTCGTCGGAGATACACGTCTGCCGGCCATTCGAGATACCTCCCTGGTGGCGTCGGTGGAGGGGGAACGACCCGGGCTATGCCGACCCCTTCGCCTGGTACTGGCTGGCGGTATCACCGGATGGCATTGTCTATTGCTATCGTGAGTATACCCGCGATCCTAAGGATCCCAGGGTGACGTACTCAGATCAGGCCAGGGAGGTTATGCGGCTGTCAAAGAATGAGGATATATCCTTTACGGTAGTAGGCCGGGATGCCTGGAACCGTGTGGGACGGGCCTTTTCCACGGGCAAGAACCCCAGCGATGGAAAGTCTATCGTGGACTGCTACATCGAGGGCGGCCTAACCGGCTGTATACCACCTCCCACGGAGCAAAACGTGGCGCGAAAGGCACGGAAAGCCGTCCTGCATGAGTACCTGAAGCCTTTTGAAGACGAACGGACGGGCAGGACTATAGCCAAGTTGCAGATATTTTCCACCTGTACGAGGCTAATTGAAGCGCTTCCAAACCTTGTGGTTGACGATAAGGATGCCGAAAAAGTATCGGAAGAACCGCATATCTACACCAACCCCTATGACGCTATTGGGTACGCTTTGGTTGCTTGGCATGTCCGCCACTCCAAACCGCCGGAGCCGGAGAAAACGGAGTTTCAGCGGGATAAGGAACGGCTGGCAAGGCTGAGGAAACGTAGGAAAAGGATTGTATAAGAGAAGGAGGGCTTCTATGAGTACAACACAATTCATCAAAAACCCGTTTACATCTCGCTTCTGTGAGATGATGAACACCCCTGGAACCCATGACAGAAAGATAGCTAAGTACCTGATAGGCCAGCCTAATCCGGCCAGTATTGTAAACCCGGGCTTTTTGGCTGTCTGTGACGGCTGCGCGAAGTCTATTGTAGAGAAAATACCGGATGAATTGCTGCCGCATGTGCCTGTAGAACGCCTTTTTGCAGATTTAACACCCGAACAGAAGCTGCAAAAGGTTGCGGGGATCATCCAAAACGACACGGAACTGGTGGAAATTCTAGCTTCCAGGATGCACGGCATTTGGGCAGGTTGGGCACGGTGGATGATCGACAAGTTTGACAACAGGATGGTAGAGAGATGGGAACGGCAGATAGCTGCGCCATACGAAGAACTGAACGAAAAAGAGAAGGATTCGGATAGAAGAGAGATTGGGAGGCTGTTCGGTAATGCTTGAAGCCCTCATTTTTGGCTTTATCATGGCTGCTGCACTCGTTTTTCAGGCGCACAGGCATGAGAATGAACGGAAAGACCTCCTGAACCGCATTATGGCAAGGGATTTAAGCGAATATCAGGCCATGAAAGGCAGGCCACCTCCGAAAAGTACCAATTTTATTAAGAAAAAGCAGGCAGAGGCGGTGAACGAGGATGTTCGAGGGACTCAAAGTGGCAATTAATAGCATAGGCGGTAGGGTTTTCGGCCAGCAAAATGACCAGGGGCAGCCGGAAATACAGAAACCTATCGACGAGAGGACCTTAATTGACCTTGTTGACCGCGAGTTTAAACGCCGGCAGGAGGAAAGGCGTCCCCATGAGTTGCAGTGGCGGCTGAACCAGGCGTTCTATGAGGGCAACCAGTACGTTGACATTAACACCGGCAGCATGAACCTTGAAGAGATGCCGCTTATGTATGAGTGGCAGGAGCGTGAGGTATTCAACCATATCGCACCAAACATAGACACCCGCATATCGAAGCTGAAACGGGTGCAGCCGCTTTTAAAAGTCAAACCAGGGACATCTGAACAGGCGGACTTGCACGCGGCCAAGGTTGGCACTATGCTCCTGAAGAACAACTTCGCAGAACAGGCATGGCGCGATAAGTTTTCCGAAGAACTAGCCTGGATGGAAGTGTGCGGCACTGTCCTTGAAAAACGGGTATGGAACCCGAACAAAGGACCTGTTATAGGCATCATGCAGGATCCCGAGACGGGCGAGACGGTGGAAATCCGCGAGGGTGATAGTGAGACTATTGTCGTACCTCCCCAGGAGTTTTACCCTGACTCAAGCTGGCGCAGTGACATTGATGCCTGCCGCAGCATCATCCATGCTAAGGCCATGCACATAGACACCATTTTCGAGACATGGGGAGTCCGCGTGGCTGCTGAAAAGGCCGAGGCTGAACGCTACCAAAAGACGATGACAGGCTTAGGCGGCCTCGGGTACGGGCAAGGAGGCTTTCGACTCCAGAATGTTAAGCTGGAGGATCACGCAATTGTAAAGGAGTATTGGGAACTGCCCACCAGGGAACACCCGCAGGGGCGCTTGATTATCATTGCCAACGGACAGCTTTTACATGCTGGGCCGATGCCCTTTCATGTTGGCGAGGACGGTACGCCAGGATACCCGTTTGTCCGCCTTGTCTGCTTGCAAAGGCCGGGATGTTTTTGGGGTAAGGCCGTTTTAGAGCGCCTGATACCAATACAGCGGCGCTACAATGCCCTACGGAACCGCAAAGCGGAGTACCTGAACCGGACCGCTATAGGACAGTGGCTGGTTGAGGAAGATTCGATAGACATTGTCTCGCTTGAGAATGAGGCGGCAAGTCCAGGGGCGATACACGTCTACAGGAAAGGGTTTACAGCACCCATGCAGGTGCAGAACCCGCCGTTGCCAAACGCCTTCGAGACGGAGGAGCAGACTCTTTTAACCGAGTTTTCCATCCTTTCCGGTGTGTCCGAGGTTTCCAGGGATTCATCAGTGCCACCTGGCGTGAACTCCGGTGTTGCCATCGGACTCTTACAGGAACAGGACGATACCCGCATATCGAACACGGCAGAGAATATTGAAAGGTTCTTGATTAAGGCCGGCAAAGTCCAACTGCGCCTTTTCAAACAGTTTGTCCAGGCCCCGAGGACGCTTAACGCCGTCGGCCGCAACAACGTGGTTGAGGTTATTGACTGGGTTGGTTCTGACCTATCGAGTGACGATATTATCCTTGACACCACTTCGGCACTTGCCGAGAGTCCGTCCAGCAAGCGCCAGATGGTGTTTGACCTGCTCAAGACTGGGCTTCTTAACGATCCTGAGACGGGCCAGATCACGCGTGAGATCCGTTCCAAGGTGTTCGAGATGATCGAGATGGGCGAATGGGAGTCTGCGGACGACGAGGATCAACTGCATATGTCCCGCGCAGAACGCGAGAACATGGCCATGGAACAGGGGCAAATGCCACCTGTTGTGTCTTACGATGACCATGTTATTCATATCAAGCGGCATAACAACTACCGCTTGACTACGGACTTTGAGCAACTCCGGGCACAGAATCCGGCATTAGAATATGGGTTTGACATGCACGTCAACATGCACCTTATGTATATACAGCAGGCGGCAATGGCGCAGATGCAGCAGCAGTTAGCCACGGCAGGACAGCAGGATAACAATTCAGGTGGCGAATCTGTCGCCTAAGAGAGGGGAGGATGAGATGGTAAGACAACAGGCAATGCACCCGATATTAGGAGCATTACAGGGTATAAGCAGGCCCGCACAGGGAACGACATCCAGGGCAAGTTTGTACGCCCAAAAGCCGCAGTTAGGAGGAGGCACCCAGAACAGGGCAAACCTTGGCGGCCCGCATTATGTACCTAACCATGCTAAGTCAGGGTAATGTAGTGCCAGGTCCAAGCGGAGCCTATGCAGCCCCGTCAAACTTCGGCGGAGGCCCGGAAAACTTCACGTTTGAAGATATTATGAAGCTGACTCAATGGTACAACCAAATATTAGGCAGGTAAAACCTCTTTGAAAGAGGTTTTTTTATTCCCAAAACACGGCGACAACCCTTGATACGGGCCGCCAATTAGGAGGTTTATATTCATGGAAGGCCAAGGAATGCAAGTTGATAACTCTGTACCAGCTAGCCCGGCACCAGCCGCGCCGGAACCGATAGCGGCAACTGCTCCAGCGCCTGAACCAGCGGCACAACCGCAGGCGCAAACGGGAGTAAGGGATATTAATGTACTCAATGCAATACTGGACGGAGCCGACCCCTCAACGCTGTCCGGAGGGCAAATAGGGCAGCCGCCAGCGGCAGCGACACCGCCGCTTGAGGAAGGAGAGCCGCAGGGACCACAGCAACAGCCGCATCAACAACAGGTTGAGGAAGGAGAGCCGCAGGAACCGGAGTTCCAGATTCCCGATAAGTTTAAAAACCCGGACGGAACACCGAATATAGCTGCAATGGCGAAGTCCTACGCGGAGCTTGAGAAGTTATTAGGCGAGCAGGGCAATAAACTGGGGCAGTTCTCTAGGATTGCCCAGGAAAACCAAATGCTCAAAACCTATATCTTACAGGCACAGGCACAGCAGCAACAGCAGCAGCAGGCTCAACAGCCGCAGTCCCCGCCGCAACCAGAACCAAAGTTCCCCTGGGAAGTGGAAATGACACCGGAGGAACGCGAGAAGTTCCACGAAGAGTTTCTCGAAGATCCCGTGGCTGCATTAACCAAGCGGGATCAGCAGACGGCTCAAGCCATCGAGTACAAGTTCAAGAAGATGCTAGAACAGGTAGTCAACCCCCTTACGCCTATCATCCAGGAATATCAGTTCCGGCAGGAGGTTCAAAACTACACTAACCGGCTTATGGCTTTAGCTGAACAGAACCCCGATATTTATGAGGTTAAGCCCACAATGGAGGTCATTGCCGGGATGCTCGGCAAAGAAGCGCTGAGGGCTATGGAACAATCAGGCCAAGACCCCTTACAGGTTGTCTATGAGGCCGCAAAAAAGCTTCATAAACCTGCTCAGGATGCTCCGCCATCACCGGAGCAGTTACTGTCTGATCAGAATTTCAGGCAGCAGATTATCCAAAATCCAGATATCAAAAACGAAATCCTGAAAAGCCATGTACAAAGCGTCCAGCAGAACAAACCGCCCCAGGTGTTAGGATCACAACCAGGCGGGACACCGGCGGCAACTCCGCCGATTGCGCCTAAAAACGCCAGGGAGGCAGGTGCTATGCTGAGACGCCAGTTTGGCTTGTAGGGAGTCATAGGAGGTATAAAAAATGTCAGACACCCCACTTAGCATGACAACAATCGCCAATGCTCTAAAGTATTGGTACCTACCGGCGCTAACCTATCAGCTCAACGAGCAGGCCAGCGTTTTTTTAACTCAACTCGAACGTGACCAGGAGCACGTGGAGGGCTACAAAATCAAAATGGCGCTGTCCTACGGCGTAACCGGCGGCATCGGCAACCGTTCCGATACCGGTACCCTGCCCACCGTCAATCCGCGCAAGTTCGTACAGGCAGAATGGGAAACCAAGAACATCTTCGCCAAGATCCAGGTATCTGACAAGGCTATCCAGGCTTCCCGGTCTGACAGGGCTGCTTTCATCCGGGCGCTTACCCACGACCTGGAGAAAGCCGAGCGTGACGCCAAGAAGGACGTTTCCCGCCAGGTTATGGGTGACGGGACAGGCAAACTCGCAACCGTTATGGATGTATCTACGAACGGCAACACCCATACCTGCACCCTTGACAGTGCGAAATGGTTTGCCGAGGGTATGCTGATCGATGT